GTTCGTCCCTAAGGTTTTGGTCACCAAAGCCTCGAACTTCATAAATTTCGTATCTTGTACATGATCTTTCCATACTCCAGTATCTTTATATATTTGGAGCGCGGTTTTATTGTCTCCATCTCTGAACATGGCATTAGTCTGCCAGTATTGACCTCTGTCGCTAAGTTTATAGCCTAATGACTCTAATACCTCTTTTACGTCAACGCTCATAGCTCATCGGGGAAATTATCCAAATCTGTCTGAGCGGGGCGCACATTGCCTAGGTTTATGCTGTCTACTAGGTCTTGAAGATCGCCGCATTCTTCTATACCAAAATTTTCCATATTTAAATTAATAAAATTGTTCCGCTTAGACCCGTCTGGCATTTCAACAGGGGTAATTGCTCGATGGAAATCAGAACCTAAATGCCTAGACTTTAAACATGACAGCTGGTGCGTCCCGAAGCCCTCTGGCTCTTCTTGAATCTGATCTAGTGTTTTTCTGCGCAAATGAAACATATGAGAACAATATTGAATGATTCTATCTGACAGGGATACCACGCTCTCATCGTCAACTGTATTCTCAGCCCTGCGATTAGTGGTAATCCCATAGCGATTGCTCTGGACACTAGTAATCATAGAGATCACGGGGCCATCATCACCCAATATTTCTTTTTGAATTAAGTTTTTAAACTGGGTAATCATATCTCCTACAACTTGCCATTCACTTTGGTTTTTGCTCTGAGTTTGATCCGTTGTTTTAATGTAGTCAAAGCTAAAAATCATAGGATTCCCTCTTCCTACTGAAGAGTAATAAAAACGGCGAATAACATTCGTCATTTCATCCACCGTTAAGCCAGCAACATTATAATAATAAAATTTAAAATCCTTAATCTGCTTCCATACCTGCCTTATTTTAGCTACGAAACTTGCGTTCTTTCTCCAAAGGCCCGTTTCTAAATAATGAATTGGAACTTTCGCTAAAGTGGCGCACTGTCTCATAGTGAGCTCTTCTTGTGACATTTCGCCGTTATCAAAGTGGAGCACTGGGACATTATCGTATTTTTTGGAAACCTTACTGGCGAAATCCAAACAAAAAGTCGTTTTCCCTACTCCAGATCTTGCAACTACTACAGAAATATTTCCTGGCCGCAATAACGAGCCATACTGTTCATTCAGTCTCTCGTGGGGTCCCATAAAACCAAATTCAGTTTTAGGGTTGTCTCCACGATCCTCAATAATCCCCTCCATTGATTGATAGAGGTTCTGAGGGCAATCATTTGCGTGGTAAAGGTCTACCTGCCTATTATAAATAGTGTCTGCGTGCTGAATGATTTCCTCAAAAGAATGATTAGCCCCTAAGGTCTTCATTTTTTGCGCGACCTTCACTGCTGCATCATAAATAGAACGCCTAACGCTTACCTTTTTCAGTTCTTTAGCGGCGTTTATGGTGCCTTCTGGTGAAATTTTCCTTAAACCTAAGGAGGCTATGTATTGGCCAACGTCTATATTGTCTTCGAAGGAAATATTAAAGTCTTTTACTTTTTGAGCTATTACTACCTCATCTATACTCTCTCCCTTGTCGATGCAATTTTTTAATATCTTGAAGATAGTTGCGTGTACTTGGGTGCTTTGAGTTGAAAAATCTTCCGCGTTTACAAACGGTGCGATCTGCCCATATGTAGATGGGTGTTTTATAAGGCCAGCAAGTAAATGCCGCTCAAGCTCTTTAGATTCGATCATGCCTAATGATACTACATCAACAGCATCCTGTCAAGGAGAATACTTATCCCTGCAAGCCTTCGTCTTCGTCGTCCCTGTCAATAATGTCGTCTTGCTCTATAAAGCCTAAACCCCCAAGGCCTTGCGCCTCGGCCTCTTCGAGGTAACACTCCGTAGCTTTCCTGAGCCCCATCTCGATAATCTTGCCGCTAGCCTTCATAAATATCACAGGGTTACCTTCTTGCGTTAAATATGCTACTAGCACCCCTTTTCCTACATCGTGGTTACCCGAAAGATCAAAGATTTTCTCCAACAAATTCGTTGGCATTTTAAATTCGGGTAAGTTTTCTGGATCGAACTTCATATATTTATATTACACTGTTTATAGTAAAACTCCTATTTTTTTGAAATAATCTTTAGTCAACTCGTCAATAGAATATATCTCTATCAAGCGAATGTCATTCAAGTCGCAAAAGGACTGTTTATCTTGGTCTCTGCGCAGTTGGTTTATGTAGTTATATTTATTGTTCCCGTGAAAAAAGGGAGTATATTCTGTGTGCTGCCTGCCTTGGACCTCTATTGCGATTTTCTTGTTTGCATTATAGAAATCTAAAGACATTTTTGTGCCTGCGACTGGGAACTCTTCAAAAACTACGTGTTTTTGCCAAAAGTCTTTTAAAAAATCTTTCGTAGCTTTTTGTATCTTGCTTCTGCTCTTTGCCTCCCAGTTGATGAGGTATTTCTTCGCCCTTGGGACACTGCGGGTTGCCCCCATCAGGGTTATGAACTTCATTTGATTGTTTTAACCTCTTCTTTAATTAACTCGAGAAGAAACTGACAAAAATCTGTATTATTTTCTAAAAAATCTATGAGCTTCTGCTCTCCTTGAATCTTCTCAAAGAACTCGACCTTGGCTTTTTTGCATCTCTGCACAATTTCTTTATCTAGGGAAATCCATGCGCCCTTTTTTTCCAGAAAGCCCCATATGTAGCACATGTCTATTACTTCCTTTTCTAGCCAGACTGATTTACCGTTTGTCCTCCCGTACCGAATCGGGTATCTTACCGACGCTCCTGTCTTCTCGTTTACGCTTTTCCTAAAAACAATCTTACAGATATGCCCAATTGGGCTCCCCTTGTCTTCTAGCTTTGCCGCAGTTGGGTTCTCAAATAAAATGTCACTATTATAACGATCTTGAAACTCAAGAATAAAATTCGCATAGTGTTTAATCGCATTGCCCCCTGCTTGTTTGGTCTTTGGCCCTCCTCTAGCCGCATATGGATTCGTTGCTACTTCTACTCTCACTTGAGAGGTTAGGATCATCATGTGGTTTAATTTAATAATAGGCAAGACCATCTTCTTTAAAAAGACAGATGTTATTAAGGCTCCTCCTGCGACTTGTTCGCTGTCTTCAAAAGGCTTTTCGTAGTCATTTTGTCTACATAGTGCATCAACGCTGTCTACGATAAACATATACTTCTTGTCGTCCTCATTTTCTTTAACCAACATTCTAATAAGTTCAAAAACTTTTTCAAAAACATTACAATCAAACTTGAAGAATCTTTCTTCGCTCGAGTCCACTCCCGAGCGAGCTACCATTTCATTACTGAGCCGACCCTCGCTCTTGATGTATACAACCATAGCTTTCTCGCCAAAGTGATCCTGAAAGTTCTTCGCTACGGCAAGAGCGCAAGACGTCTTTCCTCCTTCGTTTACTCCTGTAAAACGATGTACTCCCGCTGGAAATCCCCCTCCTAGGGACAAATCTAAATTAAGGCTGCCCGTTGGGATTTTATAGTCTAGCTCCTTATAGTCATTATAATGGAAGTTCTTGTTATTCTTGTCGCTAAGAAACGCTTTTATTTGCTCTAATGTTCCACTCATTTTATTCTGATAAGAAATCGCTGATTGTTCTCTCTGTTTTTTTAATATTTGCATCTTGTCCTATTTTTTGTTCTTCTAGTTGTGGCGCGGAATACTTTGGCACCACATAGTTATAATCTAAATACTTTTTCTTTACAAACTTTTTCCAGTTGGGGCTAGCTAATATAGCTAGGCTATCAAACTTTTGATAAAAATCTACAACGCTCCAAAAGCATTGGTCTGGAAATTCCTTGAGGAATCTATTCAGAAGCGTCATTTCTTTTTTCCAGAAAGCCCTCTTATTGGCTTTTGGTTCATTAATATGCCTCTGTATTATTTGTCTTTTATTTAAGCACTTCTTCATGTATGTCGTCCACTGTCCTCTCGCTTCGTTTTTTATTTTTTTTAGGATATACGATATTCCCGAAAAAGTCAAGAAGGAAATGGTGGAGATGGCGGGAGTCGAACCCGCGTCCTTGTATAGATCCATAATCTATCTCGTTACAAGTTTGTCCTGCTTTTTTATGTTGTTGCAAACTCAACATTCAATTTCATTTATTTGCCTCCGAATACTCAGCGGACTACAGTTTGTGAATATGAATAACTTTTTCTGTTTTCTGCAGATGTCGTCCTCGCATTCCTTTATCTGCGTCCCAGATGCAAGGGGTAGCTTATGCTACAGCAGCCAGCTGACGCGCAACACTCTTACGAGCAGCAACCTTGCGGGTTGCAACCTTCTTAGAAGGATTGAAGCGGTCAAGCAGACCATTTACAAGTTTAGATTTGGCACTTATATAAGCCTTGGGCTTTTTAAGGAGCCAGCCCACTCCTACTTGCAATAAAAAATTTAGCTAACAAGTCGAATCCTTGTCATCCCCATATCAAATAACTAAAGTTAGTTTACACTAATCACTTAGCTTTGTCAAGCTTGCGTTCTGTTTTAATTAGAAAAGGATACTTGCTCACTTCTGTGCCCCCGCCCTCTCCCGCGTCGCTGATCCCGCTTTTAATTCCACTATCTTCTACCGCAATCTTTTTAAGGTTCTTTAGGGAGGGCGCTTCAATATTAGGGTCAATAGCCCATAGTACATCGTTTTCTTTCGCCCAGCGCTTCATCCGCCGAATTGGAACTGTTAAATTAAAACCTTCTCCTGCTCCGCGCACAAGCATACCCACATAGCGGCCGTCTGTAAGAAAAACCCCGCCTCCTGAGGAGCCTGGGAATGCGGTCACTGTAGTTTGGTCGTACTCTTGCTTGCCATGAATCCTGCCGACTTGCGACACAATGCCCGTGGTCATAGAGTTCGCTCCCATCTGGCCCAATAAAGACCCTACATGGAAAAGGCTTGTGCCAATAGGGACAATAGCATCGTCTGCATTAAGATAAAATCGCGCGCTTTCCTTAGAGTAGTCCTTGGCTCGTACCATAAGCAATGCAAGATCATGGCCGTCATCAGCATTAGAATATTTAATAACCATTGCATCCATTTTGATTTCGCCCACACGCCTTCCTTCAGAGACAAGTTCCTTTACTATCTGTGCGTCCTGAAACTCTACTACTTTACGAGGGCGCCCGCTCTCGTCAATTACATCTCGTACAGTTCGAAGGTTATCGACTACATGGGCCGCCGTCCACACAAAAGTGACCTCGCTCCCCTCGATTTCTCTAACGATCAACAC